TTAATTCTAGAGGTTTTTCTACGAACAGAGTCACAAATTTTTCTTATACGACAAGAATAAATAGAACTCCTATTTACAAAATAGGATCAGGCTATCCAGTACAAGTTGATACTCAATTTCCCATTATACAACAAGCAACATTTAATGTAGACGTTAACGACTATGAAATTCAAAACATTAGAGAATTCACCTCCAGCCCAGAACAGCAAGACTTATTTTTTGAATTAAGAAATCCAGTTAACGATGAAATTATTGAAATTTTTTCTATATTAAATGCCCGACTTAAAACAAGTTCCATTAATTCATCCAGTTCTGACCTTTTAAATGTATCCTTATCTTATGATGGTTATATAAACAGAAAAGACAGAGAGTATAATAAAATCGTGTGGGATATACACGGCTTAAAAGAGTCTGATTTATTAGCTTATTATTTTAATTCAGGCTCATCTAGCTCGCCAAACATGCAAACTTATAACATACCTTACAATATAGCTAGGCACGGCTACCCCGTAGCTACATCTTTTCAAGGTTCTTCTTCTCACATAATATTTAAAAATTCCGACAACACAGCCTTAAATGTGAATAGCATTTCTTTTAATGGTTTAAATGCAAGCTTACCTTCTTTAGATGGCTTTAAAGTTATTCCTCTCGACCCAGAGTCTAATTTAGTTAATGTATCTGCCGATCTTAAAACTATTATAGAAAGTATTAAGTTGACAGGCAATCATATTATTAATATTTCTTAAAATGAGCTTTATTCCATACGAAGACGTTCCACTATATTTAGCCATACAAGGCCAAGAGGGGCAATATGTATTTGCAGAAAGCGCATCTATTTCCGTAAATCATTCATTAACTACGGCCAGGCAGTTGGATGACCAAATTTTTTCCATAGCTTCTTATTCTGAGACTGGGGACAACATTGAATATGATTCAAAATCTTTTACTGCAAACAGCACTTTCACTGTCTTGCTTGGTCCTATTGGTGGCCCACCGAAACCTCTAGCCACTTCTATTTATCAAATACCTAAAGACACAAGAATATCTTTCCCCAACGGCAAGAGTTTATACTTCAGAGACTCTATCACACCAGATGGTTTTAATTATGCGGTAAGATTGTACAGCAAAGATAGCGGTTGGAGTTTAACAAAGGAAGATGCGCAAAACGGTTTTTTTGAGCCAATTTTTAAACATGTTACCCAAAGTCCAATAGTCGGAAGTTTAGATGTTAGCTTTTACGTTAACAAGGGAAATCTTCCTGGAATATTTAATATTTTAGGAGAATCGCATTCTTTTATGAGTCCCACTATTGATGAGGGTAAAATTCACGGGTACTTAGGGGATTTTAGGTTTAGCTGTGCATCTCTAAATAATTTTTCTTTTTCTTTGTCCCCAAACTCTATATCTCAAGCTAGGGCATCTTTTAGTTTATATGGTTCTTTGATTAAAGATAACTCGTTTTCTGCTGATTATTTTAATTCCGATCTTTATAAGCAACAGTCTATACCACATGGAAGCACAAGTCAAATATTAGGTTTTAGTTCTCTGGGTTTAGATCATCCAGTATCTTTTAGTTATTCAATAACTGTGGAAAATGAACCTCAGTACGGCATACCGCCAACTTCTTTATATAAAACTAATTCCAGCGAAGACAGCTTAACTGTACCTATAAAAATCAGAAAAAAAGCTACAACTATCAGTATGTCCTTGCAGGGGGACAACCTCGATCCAAATATACTTGAAGATGGTTTTGGCGGTAAAAAAGCCAAAATTGATGTTGAACTTCATGACTTGAGCTATTCTTCTTATTCTCCCGGGGAGCTCAAAAACCTCGTAGATTCAGAGCAAAATACAAATGGTTTATTACATACTTTAAGTTGTCACGGCTCTATCGTTAGTCAAGACTTATCTGTGAGTTCCGGCGGACACTTAATGGGTAAAATTGACATCGTTCAAAATGTAAGATAATGGATATTCAAGAATCAAACAGTTATCCTTTTGATATCCTACCAGCATTGGGGGCCACTGCTAGTTTTACAAGTAAAATTGATCAAACTAAATATGGCCACAATCATAGTCAAAGAATGCCTACAGGAATTAATGCCCTATCAATGAATTTAAATTTAAACTTTAATTCGCTTACTGATAAACAAGCTAAAACTTTAGTTTCTTTTTTACAGAAACCATTTTATTATGAACCTCAAAATTGGAATTCTGATGGGTCTTTTGATAATGTTAGGGTTCTGCCTTTTATGTATGACCCTTTTTATCCATATAAACGAGCGCCTTTTTATTGCCCTGCATTTAAACATGAAAAACAATATTTTAATGTCAACAATGTTAGCGCTAAATTCGAGTTTGCTCACCCATCCATCTTAAGCAATGTAGAATCTAATGTTGAGTACAACGAAAAAATCGCTTCTAAAATTGATATTAGTAAACTTGGTACATCTGCTTTTTTAACAAATAGAGATGGAGCGATGCTGTCTTTAAAAACAAGTCAAACAATTTTTAAGCCAGATACTTATTTTCATTATTTGATAAACTCCTCAACACCTATAAATGTACCTAAAAACGGTCAGGGCTTAATTGATTTAAAGACTTTTGCTTCCAGTAGCACTACAATGACTGATGTTATTATCTGGTCCTCGATAAATCGATCTTCAATGTTCTTAGAAAATCCGCAAGAATGTAGTTACTACACGGGCAAGCCTATGCATGAAGATGGAAATTTAAATATAAGAATGTTTGATTTTAGACCAAGTAGCTCAATTGAAATTACACACACGCCTAAATATCTTGAGACAACAGCTAGTGATACTTATAAAAAATATATTAAATACGGATTAAACCCAAACTTGTTAAACTTGAGATTAAATTTTCAAGGTTTATCCGACAAAGAAGTAAAAAATGCTTTGTTTTTTCTTGAAAGTCATTTGGGTTACAAAAAATTTGGTTTTCATTTGCAAAAAGATTATCATATAAAGCCCGATTCAAATTCATCTCGAACCCCGAACAGAAAACCTTACTCTACTTTTTACTGCCCAGAATGGAGTCATACTTTTGTTTATAAAGACAACCATAATATATCTGCATTATTTGTTGAATGTTTAGACTATTAATTTTATTATATTTTAATGGAACAGTTAATTCATGATGAAATAATGAAGTTAGAGCCAAGTGCTTTAATTACTTTGTATAGAATTAATTTAGATGCAAAAATCTCTGGTGGAAATTATTATTTTCATTCTGGTGAAAATGGTTTTGGGAAAACTATAAAATATAAAAATCAAGATTACTATTATCATCCTATTAAAGTGGAAGGTTTTGATTATGTTGATGAAGCTCTGCCTCGCCCCACGCTAACAGTAGATAATAGTGATTCATTTTTTGGTTTAAAAACTAAATTTTTTGAAGACTTTATTGGTTATAAATTTACCAGGATTAGAACTTTTGTAAGATTTTTACATGCTGACAATTTTCCGAACTCGGTTAATCCTTTTGGTCCTGGTGGAGAGCAATCTTTCCCAGAAGAAGTTTATGTTATAAATAAAAAAAATGTCGAAAATCAATCTGTTATTCAATTTGAATTAGTTTCACCTTTAGAAAAAGAGGGTGGAGAAATTCCTAATAGAAAAGTCGTATTTAATGTTTGTCAATGGAGATATAGACACCCAGAAGGCTGCGGCTTTCAGTCTACTGGTGGTAGTACGGTAGTAGCAGATGCTCATAATAACACATTCTCTTCGTTGCTGCCAGGGGTTAGCTTGAGTAGTCCAACAGAATATAGTGATTCTGTTACATACAACAGGGGCAGTGTGGTCTTCATACAGCCAGATGCATCTATTGACCCAGCCCAGTATTTTGTTTGTACCACCAATGGTACGAAAGGAGTTAACCCTTCCACTAACAAAAAAAAATGGATAGAAGATTCTTGTTCAAAAAGTATAAGAGGCTGTAGGTTAAGGTTTGGAGATAAGGAAAATGTCAACGGATTACCATTTGGAGGATTCCCTGGAACATCAAAAACTTAAAGTTTTTAAATCGGCGTTCAAGCATGGGCTTAAAAATAAAAATAGAGAAGCTTGTGGTATTTTTATTTATGAAAACGATTTTCAAGATATAAATTTTATACCCATAGATAATTTAAATCATTTTAATAAAAACTATTTTTCAATAAACAATGAACTTTTCGCTAAATATTACATGAACAATCAAGTGATATCTCTATACCACACTCATATCGACTATGATGAATGTTTAAGTAGTATTGATATTGAAATATCTGAATCACTTGGTTTACCTTCTTTTGTTTATTCCTTATTCTCAAAAAAGTTTAATTTGTTTTATCCAATTAGTCATGTTCCTTATAAATTAATGGATAGAGCCTTTATTCCTTTATTTCAAGATTGCATTACATTTGTTAAGGATTATTTTTTTTATGAATTAAACATCAAACTTCAGGCAAAAATAAAAAATTGGTCTAGACCAAGAAATGATTATAATAAAAACTTAATTAATATAATTAATAGTAATTTTGTTGAATTAAGAAAAGAAAATATTGAACTTAAAAAAGGTGATGTTTTTCTTTATCCCCCAACCACTCACTCGACAATGCATTTAGCTGTTTTTGATGGAGAAGAAAAAGTTTACCACCACCCAGTAAACTCTTACCCTAGGAAAGAATTTTTGCATGCAGGACCTCTAGAAAAAGTGTATAAGTTATATAGGTACAAGGAATCATGAAAAAATTTATTTTTAAAGGAGATATGGCATTAAAATTTGCTTCGTCAGTTGATCTCGATGTTCGAACTGTTAGGGAGATGATTGATGCACTCACAACACATTATAAAGATTTCAGGCAATTTTTAGTGAAAAAATCTTTATGTGGAATTGAATATTTTTTAATCGATTCAAAAGGAAGTGTGTTTGACTCCAATTGTTCTGAAATACTTTTAAATGACGACACTTATATTATCACATCAAAAATAGAAGGTGGTGGAGCTGCGATGGGTATCTTAGGTAATGCAGGCCTGGGTATGATTGGTCAATTTGCTATGGGTTATGGTATGAATTGGCTACAAGATAAATTAAATCCGGTAAAAGAAACAGGTAAAGAGTATGAAATTATAGAAACGAACTCTTATCTTTATACCTCCAATGAAAATAAAGTCGAACAAGGCATACCTGTGCCAGTTATCTATGGTCAACTAAGGGTAGGTTCTCTTGTTATCAACTCTCAAGTAAACAATTACGATTACGACTACGAGAATGCAAGAATATATACTTTTTCCGTAAACTCTTCTGATTTTTCTATTAGTATGCAAAACATACAAAATGGAAACTATTCTTTCATTAATCCGAATCAATTAAATAATTTACGAAACCAATCAGACGCTAACCCAAAAGATAGGATATTAGATTTTAATAGGCAAGACTCAAGCTTGCGTCGATCACTTACAGCAAAAGGCACTAATGCCAAGGGGTATGACCCTAAGGCTGGAAATGCTTCTTATAATAGTGATTACGGTAAATCTGCAGGCAAAGGTGGAACAATGGAAAGATACGGGCCATCTTACGGTGGAAACAATACGCCTAAAGGGGGATCAACCACAGTTGGAGGCGGCGAAGGCCCTAGGCCATATTTGTTTCCTTCTGCTGGCCAAGTAGATTTTAACATGAGGCCCTCAAAATCTTCGACTCCCGTTGCTGTTAGAAAGTTTCGAAAAAACGGTGTCAATGTAGAAAGAAAACTAAGCTTTGACGGGACTAGTAGTAATTCTTATTTAAGAGTTGGAGATCGCGGAGATTATCATAAACTAGAGTCAATAGCAATTTATAAATCTTTAGACATTTTATCTGAAGGGCCAATAGCTGGATTTGCTAACCCGATAAAAGGATTTGGTAGAGATATAGGTTTAACTAGTTACCCGGTAGATGCTGGAGATATATCTATAGAGGCTGGCGGGGGCAGCGCTATTCAAATAGAAAAAATTAAATATGACACTAGCACATTGCATTTTAAAGGCGTTGAGAGCAACAGTACAACATTAATTATAAAAAACGACGGAGACGGAGCTTACACTAATATTTCAAATGGAACGTTTAGCGTTCCCGGAAACGATACCTTGACTAGAAATTTAAGGATATATTCATCAAAACCAACGAACAGTTCTTCCCCTAATATCGGGGACACTTCCTTTGGGGGAGACAGGTCAGTCAAGACCCTTAATAACATCGCTACAACGGAAGAATTTAAAGTGTCTTCAAATAGTTTGTTCTTGCTCAGGAAAGAAATTAAAGGAGAGTCAAATGAATCGACCCCTCCTGAAAATAGGGGGGGAGCAATTTTAATTAATACTAATTCCAGTACTACAGATTACCCGCTAGCCTCCAAATATACAAGATCAGAATCTATTGACGGTACAAGTACTACAGTTTATAATTTAAATACATTGAATAGTGATGATGATACTCTTGGTATTGGTTTCAATACCGGAGGAGGCTTGCAGCCCACAGATACAGAAATCTCTATATCTCCTTATGATGGTCTCTTTGAATTAACTTATAATTCACAAACAAATGGAGCATTCGCTGATTCAATTAGAGCTAACTTTTTAGATGCGGGGGTTGTTCTTGGAACAAATACAGCTCAAATTTCTCAAACTTTAATTGACACTCTTTACGATACGTCGAGCGCTAACGTTCCCAACTCATCAGACAGTTGGGATAAAATGTGCCGCATTCAGATCGATTCTAATGACAATAAAATCTTTGAAAAAAGAGGTAATAGTTTTAGAGTTCAAGTCGGAACTTATAGTTATACCTATCAAGGTGGAACTAGGGGTACTATCTCAACGAGCTGGAGCAATCAAACGGCCACAGGTACCGTGTGGTTGAATGTTCAAAATATAGATTATTTAGGGTTGAGAACATTTAAGGCCGTGTTTCAAAGAAACGATGCAAATAGCGGTAATCAATGGCAAACCATAAAACACAATCAAACCGTAACACATACCCATTCATTTAGCAGAATTAGAAGTCAGAGTGCGGTAACAATATCGTTAACCGCATTAACATCAATTAATGTGCCAGAAGCAGACAATGTGGGGCAAGTAACAAACGTTAACCGCATTAATGATTTTCGAAATGGAAGCTCTATAAATATGGGCACATTACTATGTTTTTCTAATAGTAATTTTTCACAAGACATGTACAGTGCATTTATAAATGCTGTTGGAGGTCACCACAATCCTACCACATTGACTACCAATATAAACGGAATGAGCACTACACAGAAATATTTAAGATATGTTCCTGGAACTGGTTCAACAAGGAAGCAATCTGAAAAGGTTAATTCTGGCTCTGATTATTTTAATTTGCATATGCTTGAAGGCGGCAATAATAACCTTGATAAACTTTTATCCACTTACAACGGTAATACACCTTATCAAAGAAGCTCTACGGAAGGGCCAATACAAGTTATGTCTGACATTGGACCATATTGCCCTGTTGTATACCCAAGAATAACAGTTTATGTTGTTAGGAAATCTCAAACTTTTGGCGGAACCAACCAAATAAGTTTGATGCCTACAAAAATAGATGCTTTAGCTATTACAAATAGCTTCGGACTTGTACAAGAGGCGTACCTCTACAATTCACCAAACCAGCCAGTTTGGGACACTAATATAGAAGAGTTTACAGAAATATGCCCTCAAGATTTACAGCATGGAGGAAAAGTTGTGCATCGCCCATTTTTTCACAAAAGCATTACAGCTAGACAAACTGCTGGACTCACAAATAATAGCCCGGATGATGCATATCTTTGGCAAGATATAGGATTTTTGCTTTGGTGCGATAAGGCAAACGATTATCAAGCATTAAAATTCAATATAAATCAAGATGGTACAGTTAGTTCAGATTTTGTAAGTAATAGCGCTTTAAGGAAAGAGCTTCATGGATTAAATACATCATGGGCCGATGAAATTAAAGCTAGAACATCAAATATTTCATCTAGAGCATCCGGCTTAATACCAGACACTACTCCGTGGAAAAATGGTAAAAAATTTATATATCTTGATGAAGATTTTACAGAAATTAACGACCCAACAACACTACCTTCGCCTGGTCGATATGCCAAAGCGCAAGTATCTATAGAGTATTTAGATATATCAAAAGGAAGAGCTTCATCACTTAGAAGGCTAAGCCCTTTTCCGAATGGAACAAAAATTTACCCAGGTCAACCTGCTCAAGAATGGACCCTAAGTAATTCCGCTTTTCCTGGCTATCGTAGCCCCGGACATGTATGCACAGGAAGACCACTGAATGATATAAAAATTGTTGATGCTGGGTCAAAATATTTTGGTGGAAATGGACAGGGCACAATTGGTTTGTCAATAAGTAAGAACCTTTACAACGAACAAAAAACAACCTCGAATGCACAAATAGTAGGAGATCAAATAACAACCAATGCAGGATATCTACCGAACTCAACATTCCAGCTCTGGGTAATGAATCAAAGCATGTGCAACAACCAATTTGGGCTAGGCAATACCTATACTGCCTTTCAAGGTTTTAATAATGTATTTAAAAAGGGTACGGGTCTTCACCCTACTGCTTTATCTGCTTGGGTTTTTGCCTTAAGTGTTGCGGCTGTAGAGATTGGAATAAATGAATCTGGCCATGCTACAAGTGCTTATGTTATCAACGGAGGCAGGGGAGCTAATACACTTGAAGGTAAATATGCGATTGCTGTTTCCTCTTTTAGTCAAACAACCTTTTACACAGCGCAAGGATATGGAAATATTGCTGTTTCGAATCCCGGCTTACAAGCATTAGATCGATTTTTAACGGCCTCAAATGCATGGATTAGCGCTTTGGCCGTTTTCAATATGGTAGGGTATTTTCCAAAATTTCGTCTCCCGAAAAGAGATTTAATTTTAGCATACAAAGGTCGCCACGTTAATAGCCAGGGGCAATTAAATAATTTTTATGTTAAACAAATTGGATTTGGCTTTAATGATAGTCAAGTAATTGAAAACCCTTTCGATATAGGTGGAGATAGTGGTCGTCCTTCTTTTTTAGTTACATTTAAAGATGGTTCGCTAACCAGTGTTAAAATAGAAACCAATAAAGCAATACAAGGCTACTCTTCTTTGGATACTGATGTTTTAGTAAAATTTTCTTCTCCACCAGTAAGTACGAGTACAGGCTCAACAGTGACAAACGATGTAGAAAATGACAGTAAAGCTGTATTTAGAGCTATATATTTAAATGATGTACCTATTAGAGATAAAAATGATAGATTTAATTTTTCTCGATTTCATTTTGATATCAGGGTTGGAAATTTTAAAAATGGTCGACCCTCTGGGTCTTTTAAGCATAATGTTGGCAATGTTGCGCCTGGTGCAAACAAAAGATTGATTGATGATGAATTCTTGGTTCCAGCTCATACAACTTTTATTAATTACCCACTATTTGGGCCAAGAAATGAAAACCAAAAAGATTATTACTATTC